CAACCCATACGCCGGCCAGGTGCTCCAGGGGGCGCAGGCGGGGCAGCAGATCGCCACCCAAGTCGGCATTCCGGAACAGGTCGGCGGATCACAGGCGCTCTATCAGCAGGGGCAGGCAGCCATCCCCTACGCCAACCAGGCCCTGAACCAGGGCTTCGACCCACAGCAGACGCTCTACAACTCGCAGTATCAGCAGATGCAACAGCAGCAGAACGCCATCGCGGCGCAGAACGGTGTTTCGGGCTCTCCCTACGCGGCCGGCGGCGAGAACCAGGCTGCCATGGACTTCAACAGCAACTGGCAAAACCAGCAGTTGGGCCGGGAGCAGACGGCGGCCGGCACCTACAACACGCTCATGAATCAGGCCGGGACCGACTTCACCGCGGCGGGCAACATGGCAAACCAGGCCGTGACGGGCGCAGTCGGCGCCGGGTCCCTGGCCTATGCGGGTTACAACGCGCCGTTGACCACGGACATTTCGACCATCGGCGCAGCAGGCACGGCAGGCTCTGCCAACCTCCAGCCCGACTTGTCGGGGATGCAGGCGGCGGGGCAATACATGAACCTCGGCCAGAGCGCCTCGTCGAGCTATGACTCGGCTGTCAACGCCGCCTATCAGCAGAACATGCAGGCATGGCAGGCGGACCAGCAGGCGACCCAGGGGATGATGAGCGGGATTGGCTCTCTCGGCGGCATGGTGTCGGGGGGCGCTGGGATAGGCAGCCTGTTCTCGTCGATCCCCGGACTCAATGCGGGAGCAGACGCAAGCGCCACGACGCCGCTAGTGGGGCTGGCGGCGTAATGGAGGGCTGATTATGCGTTTCATGCAGGGACTCGGCGACCTCGGCTATATGGCTCAGGGCTACCAGCAGCAGCGGCGCCAGCAGTTGGCGCTGCAGGAATACAAGCTCCAGATCAAGGCCGAGGAGGAGAAATCGGCGGAGCGGGCGCGCCTGCAGCAGCAGCAGCAGGGTATTGCTCAGCTCGGCATGCAGCGCGCCCAGGGCATGGGCATGCCGCAGCAGATGGGGGGCGGGCCGGGCGCGATCGGCGGCGGGTTCCCGCAGCAACAGGGGCCGACGTCACGCCCGATGGCTCCACCTCAACAGCAGATGTCGATGATGCCGGGCGCCCAGCCGCGGCCGATGGGCCTGCCGCAGGCGCAGCGTGGACCGCAGCAGATGGGGCCGGTGTCTCAGGAGCCACAGGGCGGCATCGGGGCGTTCGCAGGCGCCGGCGGTGCGCCGCAGCCTCAGCAGCAGCCCCAGGCAATGCCGCAGGGTGACACCATGTCCCCGCCCGATCTTCAGAAGGTCTACGACGAGGCCATGTCCTTTGCCGGATCGAAGGGGGCAGACCCGCAGACTGCGAACGGGTTCGCCATGCAGCGGGTGGAGACGGCCAAGATGGGGCAGGCGGGCTTGTCCGCCTTCGACCGCGCCATCGTGTCGAGGATGAACGCCCTGGGAAACAACCAGACCCGCGTCGACGTCGCAAACCAGGGGGACGCCACCAAGCGCGACATCGCAGGCCAGCGCGACGCGACCCAGCGCTATGCGACAGACGCCCGCGCCGGCGCGGCCGTGGCCAACGTCGCGGAGCGGGTGCGCGAGTTCGACAACAAGACCCCGGGCGGTGGGCGCGGCGGTGGGGAGGACCTCAGCAAGAATGCCGCGGCCGTCTACATGGGAGGGGAATCCCTCGGCATGGGCAAGGATGCGAGGGCAAAAGGCAACGCTGCTGCCGCGGCGGAACATCCCGAGATGACGCCTCTGGAAGTATCGCAGAAGCGAGAGATGGCAGTCGAACTCAACAAGCTACGCACCCAGCAAATGATCATGAAGGGCAAGGTTTCGGGCTTTGAGAAGACGGCGCTCGGGAACCTTGAACAGCTTCAGATGGAGATCGACGCGCAGCAGGCGAGCAGCAAGCCCAATTATCCGAGACTCGCTCAACTCGTCAGCCGGTGGAAACAGGAAACCGGGCAGGTTGCAAACCAGGGGCGAGAACTGTTTGGTCAGGAACTCGGCGGCGAACTCGCCAAGCTGTCGTCGTCGGCGACTGGCGGGGGCTCGGGAGGCACCTTGCTGGACCGCGAGGAGTGGAAAGCGTTCTTCGAACCGAATAGCTCGTATGCTCAGGCAAAGAAGTCGATCGACTCGGCCCGAACGGCCATTGGCGTTCGGGTCAGAGCAACGGACGATGCGATCAACGAGACGACGGATCAAATCAAGGGCCTGTGGTCGGGCGGATCGAGCGGCGGCACGGAGGGCGGCGGTGCTACAGGGCCGAAGCAAGGCGGTGGCGAGAAGACAGTCGATTTCAGCAGTTGGAACTGATCCCATGAACGTGAGGATGCCGGATGGAACTGTGGTCAAGGGTGTCCCGGACGGGATGCCAAAGGCCGATTTCGTCGCCAAGGCCAAGGCCAATGGCGCATGGAAGTCTGAGTGGGACGCTGCCCCGGCAGCCGCTCCGCCAGCGCCGGAGTCCAAGCTGCCACCCAAGGGCGGGTTGGGCGATGTCGGCAAAGACATCGCAGCCCAGTGGGGCGAGGGCAAGGCTGCCGCGTCCGGCGGAATTCAGGACGTCAGGGCAGGCAACGTCAGCAAGGGGCTTCTCGGCATTGGGATGGGCGGCCTCCAGATGGCTGGAAGCCCGGCCTCGGGCACATCTCAGGCGCTGGTGGGCGACCCTCTGCGCCGGTCGCTGGCCGAGCACGTTCAGGCCATGCCCTACGACACCCCCGATCAGCGCAATCACCGCGCCTTCATCTCTGTCTTCGGTGGCGCCGGCGCCAACTTGGCGGAACAGGCTGCCCCAATGGCAGTTCCTGGCTTGCCCGGGGCTGCCAAGGCGGCTGGGCGGGCCATCGAACCGCTTGCTCAGGCCGAGCTTGCCGATGCTCAGCGCGTCTCGGCGCTGAACCGGCGGGAACTTCGCCCTGGCATCGCGGAAAGCCGCGCGGCGGGCTACGTCTTCCCGCCCCGGACTGCCACGAAGGACGAGGGGATTGCCGCCAAGGTGGCGCAGGGCCTCGGCGGCAAGGTCAAGACGGAACAGGAGGCCTCGGCAGCCAACCAGGCGACCACCAATGCCCTGGCCGCTCAGGGCGTTGGGATGGGGCGAGACACCCACCTCGACCTGGACGTCATCAAGCAGGCCAAGCGCGAGACGGGCAAGGCGTGGGACGCCCCCGCCAAGGTGATGCCGACCCTGCGGCCGGCAGCCGACGCGCAATTCAAGATGGAAATCGGGGCGTCCGGCAGCCCCCAGGCGTCTGCGCAGGCGAAGTTCCCGATATCGGCCGCGACATCGCCAAGGGTGGCGGCTCTGGTCAAAGAATTCGCCCGCACCAAGACGATGACGTCGGCCGAGGCAACCGGGCGGGTGAAGGCCCTGCGTAGCGACGCTTCGGCGCACTTCGAGCAGGCCAAGCTGGCGAAAGACCCCGATGTGCGCGCACTTGCGAAGACAGAGAGCAAGATAGCCCATGCGATCGAAAGCATGATGGAACGCAATCTCCAGAACGCAGAACTGCGTCTGAAGGCCGACATTTCATCCCTCCAAACTGAGCGCGCTCAGTTGCTCGAGGCGATCGACAAAGAGCGCGCCGTTGTCTCCCGTCGCCTGGTCGATCAGCCCGGGTCGCAGCGCTCGATCGTAGCGCGAATCCCTGACATCGTCCCAGGGCCGGCCGAAGCGCTGGCCGAAGCGCTGAAGAACTCCGAGGCCAAAATCCGCCAGATGAAGCAGCGCCTGGTGAAGATCGGCGGAGTCCGTGACGGCGGCGGCACCGGCGAGCGCCTGCGCGGCGAAGTAGGCGATACGATCAAACGCCTGCGCGAAGCCCAGCGCCTTGGTCCCCAGGCCGTCGGCGGCATGGTCCAGGATATCCGGTCGGCCCGACAGCGCTACGCCACCCTCGACAGCGTCGAGCGGGCGCTGAACGACACCACGGGGGAAGTGAGGGCGCGCACCATCGCCGCGATCGTCAGGAAGGTGGGGGCGCAGAACGTCCCCCCCGAATTCCGCGCCATCGCCACCGCCTACGGGGCCGGCAAGAAGGTGATGCAGGTCCCGTCCGACTTCGGCCACCCCGAGTCACTCAGCGCTCTCGACGCGGCCATGGCCGGCGCCAGCGGCCTTGCGGGGTTCGCCGGGGCCGGCATTCCTGGCCTGGTCGCCAGCGCGGCGCCGGGGGCGGCCCGGATGGGCGCACGCAAGCTCATGCTCTCGCAGCCGGGGCAACGCCTCATGTTCGGTCAATAGGGGCACGCATTGCATGAGAGTCCTCATCGTCGACAAGGGTGGCTACGCCCTCGACTTCGCCATGCGATGCCTGGCGGACGGCCACAGGGTAAAGCACTACATCCCCCAGACCGCGCGCACAGACCAGATCGGCAAGGGCCTGGTCGAGATCGTCAGCGAGTGGACGACATGGATGAAGTGGGCCGACCTGGTCTTCCTGCCCGACAACACCCGCTACATCGCCGAGATCGACGCATGGCGGCGGATGAACCCCGACATCGCGGTCATTTCCGCCACCACGGACTCGGCGCGGTTGGAACTCGATCGCGGCCACGGCATGAAGGTGCTGGCAAAGCACGGTATCGCCGTGGCGCCCTCGCAGGAGTTTAAACGCTACGACGACGCCATCGCCTACGTGAAGCGGGAGAACCGCCGCTTCGTCTCCAAGCCATGCGGCGATGAGCCCGACAAGAGCCTGACCTACGTCGCGTCCGGGCCGGCCGACATGGTCTATATGCTGGAGCGCTGGAAGAAGGGGCGCCGGCACAAGGGGCCGTTCCTTCTTCAGGAATTCATCGGCGGGACCGAGATGGCGGTCGGCGGCTGGATCGGGCCGGCCGGCTTCGCAGCAGGCTGGTGGTGCGAAAACTGGGAATTCAAGAAGCTAATGAACGGCGAAAAGGGGGTGGCGACAGGAGAACAAGGTACCGTCATCCGCAATGTCGGCAAGTCGAAGCTGGCGGACCAGGTTCTGGCGCCGCTGGAGGACTGTTTGGTCAGCACCGGCCACACCGGCTATGTCGACGTCAACTGCATCGTCGACGACGACGGCACGCCGTGGCCTCTGGAGTTCACCATGCGGCCGGGCTGGCCGACCTTCAATATTCAGCAGTCGCTCATTACAGGAGACCACGCAGAATGGCTGGCAGACCTCGCGCTCGGGCAGCACGCAACGCCGCCCTCGCTAAACTCGGTATCAACGGGAGTGGTGATGTCGATCCCGGACTATCCGTACTCCCACATCACGCGGAAAGAGGTTTGCGGGATCCCGATCATTACTTCGACCCGGATCGATATGTCTCTCGTATCCCTGTGCGAGGTGTCGAGGGGGACGGCGCCGCAGGACATCGGCGGCAAGGTGGAGACGGCGCCATGCCTGGTGACGGCGGGGGACTATGTTCTGGTGGCAATGGGAGTGGGGGAGACGGTGACAGAATCCCGCCGCCGCGCCTATCGCGTCCTCGACCAGATCGCCATTCCGAACAGTCCGATGTATCGGACGGACATCGGAGCCCGGCTGGCGAAGCAGTTGCCGAAGCTTCAGGCCCACGGGTTCGCGGCGGGGATGATCTACTGAGCCAGTCCGAACAGCTCGCCGGGGCACTCACTCTGGCGCTCGACCGGGCGCTCGCCATCCTGCGTATCGACCCCGAGGCACTGGGGACGGACGGCGCCCGGGCCCTGAACAACTCGGAATACTTCCGCCTTCTCACCCTCCAGAAGGAGGTGATTTCCTCGGTTCTGGGGACGACCGCGCGGGTCGACGAGGGCAAACTGAAGTCGAAGACACACGACCGCATGGGCGAGCTGCTGGCCGCGATCAAGGCAGCCGGCGCCTAACGCTTCAGCACCTTCTCTTTTGCCCACGTCGTCAGCGCCAAATAGTCGAATGCGATGATATCGAGCTGGCATACGATCATCGCAGCCACGGACAGAGCAGCCAGCGCCCGTAGGGCATGAGGCTCGGTCTGGGAACCAGCGTCATGGAGCTCTGCGTAGCGCCTCACCAGCATCTTGCGGCACCACGCGATTACAGTAGGATCGACCAGATAGTCGAGGTAGGCGGCGCCCGCCGCCCCGGCGCCGGCAACCGCGCCGTCGACGTCGGCCGTCTCAAGTGCCGACAGGCGCCGGCCGAAGGGGACCTCGACCCCAGGGGCGTCCGAGATCGGCCACATTACGGGAAAGACCGGCCTCTCCGACCTTGTCAGCACGAGTGTCCTCCTCGCCCATGCTCCCATGGGGAGCACCAGGCCCTCGCAGAATTCCGCGGCCTCCATCGCCGGGCAGCAGCGCAGCAGCGAACAGATCACCGGCAGGTGAAGAAATCCCTCCAACTTCTCTATCTTCGCCCTCGTGGGTCCGACAAAAGCGAGGGCTTCGAAATCGCCCCACACGCTGGCAGCCGCGCGCAGGGCTGCGGTACTCCCGACGCCAGTCACCGAGACGACGGCGCCCACGCCCCCGACCAGGGCCATCAACGGCGCGGCGAAGGAGGCGATCACCATCAGGGCTGCCCCCTTCCGCCCCGCTGCGAACAGCGGCTGGACGGACGTTCTCCACGCCGGCAGGCAGGCGTGCATGCCGCCGGGCAGCGAGACGGGAGGGCGTGTAAACGCGGTGAAGTCGGCGTCCCAGCCCCAGATCATGGTGCGTCCCCCTTCGCCATCAGCGCTTCGATTCGCTTGGTGGCACCGATCGTCAGCCGATTGTAGCCTTCGGGCGCGACTGCCTTCAGGTCCTCCCAGTCCGCAGGTGTTGCCTGCAGCACGGCCTCGATCGCCTCGGGCGTCTCCGCCTCCTGGATGGCCTTGCGCAGACGCTCGAAAACGATCCGGGCTGCTGCCTTGGCGTCGTCCTGGGGCTCGTGGCTGGCGGTGGAGCCTGCCGCCCCATCGGAGGTGGGCGGGGCGTTTCGGGCGCCAGCGGCCTTCCTAGCGCCTCCCTGGGGCAGGTCCGCCTTGTTGAGCGAGTCGACCTCGTCCTTCTCGCCGGTGGGGATTTTGAATAGGGCGCGAAGGAATTGTTTCTCCAGGTAGCTCTGCGCCGATCCGAAGGCCTGGGGACCGCTAGCCGGAACCATGATTGAGCGATTCAGCGGCCCGAACATCGCACCGGACTCATGGCAGAGATAGAGCTGGTAGTCGGCGTGGAGCCAAGACGAATCCTTTGCCGCAGCGCCATGCTGGTGCACCTCGGCCCGAACCTCGTCCAGCACCACGAACAGGCCGGCGGCTGCCATCAGCGGGCAGATGGAGTCGTAGAACTTGTCGACGCTGACGTACTTGTAGCCGGCAAACTTGTTGACCTCGTCATAGCCGAGCTGCTTCACCCCCTTTTTCACTGCGACGATCGCCGCGGCGAGGGCTGGAGCCATCACCAGGACGCGGATTGCAACCTCTCCGGTGACCGGGTCGACACGATCACTCATGGTCGATGTGCTCCAGCATGGATTGCGCAACGTCGTCGGCCGTCGCCACGGGGCAGGGCTTGGCTGCCAGAATATCCCGAGGGTCGATGGGCACCAGCTTGCGGCGTTCCAGAGTCACCTCGACCTCTTTGTACGCCGAGTACTTCGACGGAACGTCGATGTCGGTGATGATGTACTCGCCGAAATTCGCGACCTTGCTCTCCAGCCAGAACCGCACTGCGTCTGAGATCTCTTCACTTCCCAGGTTAATTTTCATCTTCACACCTTTTTGATGGATATGGATAGGGCGCCCGCCTTGTTCCGGGACACCGTGATGCCATGGCCTGTCGCGAGGCCGACGTCTGCCTCGACCGCGCATTTAATCTCTTTTGCGGCCTTCTCGAATGCCTTGGCCGAATCGCGGTTATCGATCCAGTCGGCGGCATAGGCTGCCCAGTTGCTGTTCCCCTCGAACGAGACCGTGCGGAACTTCTCGATCTTCGGCGGCGGCGCCAGCGGTGCACCCTGCACCGGCTCCTCGTCGTTTTCGACGTGGCGCCAAAAATCGCGGCAAAGGCCGATATAGTCGGAAGCCCACCACTCGTCCAGGTCAACCCGCTCGTAAACCGGGGCGTTGGTCCCGACGATCACGGACAGGATGGCTTTCGGCGCACCGGTGACGATCATCTCATGGCTCACCTGAGCGGTGTAGCGGGAGACCACCTCATCGATCTTGGCGAAGCCGTTGACATGCTTGGCCTGGATCACGCAGCAGTCGACGGCGTCCCAGCCGTCCAGGGTGCAGCGCAGAAACGGGTGGTCGGCAGCGACGCATTGCTCGCCCTGGCGGCTGACGGTGCGAATCATCACCCGCTCGTACCAGGCCAGGTTCAGCGCCTCGGTGACGGTGCCGAGCTGCACCGCGAAATTGCCCGACAGATCCTCGGGCTCGGCGCGCCCGGTCTTTTCCCGCCACAGCCGGAGCCAATCGCCGGAGACGATCGCAGCCGCGTCGCTGCCGCCGATGCCCATCCGGCGGGCCGCATGCCACTCCGGCGGATGAGGTGCAAGAAGCGCCGTCATTTCGCTTCCTCCGACTCGGGCCGCAGATCGAGCCACGTCAGATCGCCATCTGCGGCGATGTGGATCGTCCCGTAGTAGGCCCCGAAATCGGGATCACCGGGGATGAGCTCGATGTCGACAAGTGCATCGTCCAGGCTCATGTACGGGCCGCCGATCAAGGCCCCATAAGCCCCCCCCAAAGTGACCGTCGCAAACGATGCCGGGATCGTCTCGTGCTTCCGCGCCATGAAGCGCTCTTCCGCCTCTGCGAGGATTTTCGCCATACTCTGCACCATGGCCGCCCCCTGAAATTACGTTAATCCAAAATTACACGGGGCTCCAGCCGACCGCAAGAAGATTATTGTTTGGCAAAAAATTCTGCTATCCTCCCAACCATGAATACCGACAACCCCCTCGGACGCTGGCTCGACGATCACGACGAATCAATCGTCGCCTTTGCGCTGCGAGCCAAAATGTCGCAGTCGAATTTGTACGGGATCATCTCAGGCCGAGTCGACCCGCGAATATCGACACTTCGCACAATCGAGTTCTGCACCGCGGGGGAGGTGACCATCAACCAGTTGATCGAGTGGAAAATAAGTCAGGAGAGCAACACATGAGCAGCAAGCCGAGGGCAGGCAAGGGGAAGGATGAGTTCGAGCCAGTTTCCCCGCAGCACAACATGCAGGGGCGAGCAGAGATCATCCGGTCGACAATGGCTGAGCTTGACCGGATCGACGACACCATCAAGGAGCTTCAGGCCGCGAAGTCGACGCTGAAGAACACGTGCATCAAGGGCAGCCTCGGGATGAAAGTCACCGACTTCAATATTGCCCGCCGCTTTTACAAGCTGGAGACCGACGACAGGGATATGCTGCAGGATTGCTTGCGTGAGACGTTCGCCGCGCTCAATCTGGGTGAGCAATCGAACTTCCTTGACGCGCTGTCGGGGGAAGGCGTATGAGCAGGCCGCACAAATACAAGGCCGTCGCCACTGTGGTCGACGGCCTTCGCTTTGCCAGCAAAGCCGAGGCGCGCCGCTACAGCGAGCTGCGGATGTTGGAGCGTTCCGGCCGAATCAGCGACATGAAAACGCAGCCGGCCTTCCCCATCGTGATCGAGGGAAGGCCGGTGAAGATTCGATCAGAAGGATTCCCCAATGGGCGAGCGGTCAAATACTTGGCGGACTTCAGCTATCTCGATGCGGGCGGCGCCATGGTCGTCGAGGACGTCAAAGGTATGGACACCGACGTCAGCCGGCTGAAGCGGGCGCTCGTGGAGGCAATCCACGGCGTCCGCGTCACCATCATTGGTTAAAAGGGGATTTCGTCGTTCAAGTCGAAATCGTTGCTGTTCGACTTGAACGATTTTTTCTGCTGCCTCTCCCCCGAATCCCCATCGTCCTTCCGTCCGCTCTGCAAGGTCACCTGGTCGATGGACAGGGTGAGACTCCCCTTGGCTTCTCCGCTATCCTTTGCCGACCAGACGTTGACTCCCGCTCGTCCCGAGGCCGTAATCTTTAACCCTTTGGTCAGGTACTGCGCCAGCTTGGCGCCGCGGTCCCCCCACATGGTGCAGTCAACCCATAGCGTCTTTTCGTTCTCGCCCCAGCCGTCTTTGACCGCGACAGAAAACTTGGTGTAATCCTTGCCGTTGTTGGTGGTCTTCGTCTCCGCGTCGCGGCCAAGTATCCCTGCGATTGTTAGGTTGTTCATTCTCTCCACTCCATATCCATCTGCGGCGACGTCCAGTCGACCGTCGGCGGTTTGATGTCGTCTCGGACGAACACCCCGTCGAGCCACCTTAACTTCAGCTTCCCTCCCGTTTGGCCGTGGTTTGCTTTCATCGTCTTCAGCCACCGCACGTTACGATCCTCGATATCGCCGTCGCGGTTGGGCTTCGGGCTGGTCAAATACAGGCGCGACCGCACCGAGTTATTCCATCCGGTGCTGCCCGAGGACCCGGTGCCGCTCTGCATCCCCATCATGCTCGGGTGCTGGGTGAGGATGACACAGGCCTGCAGTTCGATCGCCAGCCGGCGCAGAGCCCGGACGAAAGTCCGCGGCTGGTTGCGGTCGACCTCGTTGCCGGCGAAAGTGTCTGCCAGGGTATCGACGACGATCAGTTGCGCCCCCAGATCGCGACAGGAATGCGTAAGCTGCGTGTAGAGCGCCGTTGTCTCACCGTCCTGCCCCCATTTTGGGAAGCGCATCAACACCGAGTCCTCGCCGGCCCGGCTGGCGTAGAGCACGTCCTCCAGCTCCCCGCCTGCTACGCCGTAGTGCTTGTTGATTTTCTCTTGGCGCCGGTGCAGCTCCCCCACGTCGTCCTCACAAAATAGGGCAAAGGTGCGGCACCGTTGTGTCGCCAGGCCGAGCCACTCCTGGCCTGTCGCTGCTGCGGTGCAGAGCTGCTGCATCAGCAGACTCTTGCCGAGGCCGCCATCGCCCGACAGCATCGCGACGGTCCCCTTCAAAAAACATCCGTCGACCAACCAGTCGTAGCCGGGAGCCCGCTTACCCTCCCAGCCGCCAGGGCAGAAGGGCCGGAAGGCCGAGGGTGAGCCCGTCGTCCGCGACTGTTCCCACTTGCCGTGGGCAACGGCGCTCATTCGCCGTCCTCCGGGTCTAGGTGGTCGTGGTCCGGGTCGATGATCGCCCAGCCGGCGGCGAGAACCACAATCACCAGAAATACGACAGTCCACATCCAGGCATTTTCGTGATCCATCACCTCCCCCTTCCCTTCTTCGGACGCCAATTCCGCCAATATTCAATCTCCTCCAGGCACGCGGCAATGGCCGCTGCAGCGTCATCCGGGTCATCGGTGCGCCGATGGTGGTGCGCCACGAGATTCTCCAGCACGCGAATTTCATTCGCCGGATTTCGGTCAATGGCGTCCATGGCGTAATGGGACTCCCTCTTTGCGCAGGGCCCGATAAAGGGCGCAAACCCCCATTCCGTGCCGGGTGACGATGTCAGCCGTGCGCTCACCCGCCCGGTAGGCACCGACGGCAGCAGCCAGCCTCGCCGCGTTTACACGCTTCGGCCGATCCGCGTGGCGCTGGCGGAGCGGGACGCGGAACTTTCGGATGACGTGATAGATGGCGCCGCAGGTGACGCCGAACATTGCCTCAATCGCGTTGACCTTCTCGCCCGCCTCGTAAGCCGCTACGATCGCTTGGTGGCGCTCCTCCAACGACATGCTCATGGCACCATCTCCCGGTGCGTGACCTGGCTGTCTGTGCTTTCCGCCTGCAGCGCGTCGTTCCAGTCCTTGTGGCCCACCGGCGCGATGATGGTGACCGCGAGGTCACGGTGCGCCTCGGCGGCCTTGTTCGCCTCGCTCCAGCCCGCCGCGTCGTTGTCGGCGTAGATAATGAGATTCCGCACCATCGCCGGGATAGCCACGCGCGACAGCCTAGATTCACCACAGGTGGCCCAGCAGGGGAGGGAGAACAGCGCCATTACCGACAGCGCGTCTTCGACCGATCCGGCCAGTCCCAGCGTCTCCAGAGGATCGGCCAGGCGGACGGCGCCGGACTGCATCGAGCCCCGCGTGCGCTTGACCCGACGTCCGCGCTCGTCACGCACCGACGATCCGTCTCCCTCGAGGAAAATGTACTGGAGCGCGGTCGGCGCCGAGGCTGCGTTGCGCATGATAGCGACCAGCGCCGGGCGCTCGCCACGGACGACATGACAATATTCGGTCGGGGAGAACCCGATGTCGGAGACCGATCGCAGGTTCAGAATCCCGCGGCTGTGGAGATAGTGTTGGGCTGGCGTCCCCGAAATCGGGATCACCCGCCCCCAGGCCCGCCCCGCGGCAATCTCTTTGGCCCGAATCGCAGCCACCAGCGACGCGTCGACGGGGCGCACGGCCCGCGGCACCAGGCGGACGCCGTCGTCGAACGGCGCCCTGCTGCCGAGCCACGCCATGGCACCGGGGAAATCTAGACTCTGCATCTGCATGACAAACTCGATGGCGTCGCCACGGGCGCCGCAGCCGAAGCAATGATACGATCCGCGCTCGTCGTCGACAAAGAAGCTCGGCGTCCTCTCGGCGTGGAACGGGCAGAGCCCAACCAGATTTCGGCCGGATCGCTTCAGCGCCGTCACCGGCGCCACCAGGGCGCTCAGAACGACGGAACCGCGCGCCGCGTCAATTTGCGAATCAGAATATTTTCCCATGATAGCCCCCCCTCGCGCCCCGGAAAAACTGGAGGGGCGGCATTCCAGCAGGAGGAGACTGGATTGATCGGCGGCCAAACCGGCCGCCCCTCCCCACCCTTATCTTATGGATTAAGATAAAGATCAAGCGTCATTTGAGCACAGAGTCGATCACACTGCCATCGTCGGCCGGCGTCGTGCCGTCGAGCACCTGGCCGATGATATCGGCCTTGGCGATCAGCACCTGGCTCATCCTCTGGTCGATCGAGCCGTCAATCACCAGGTGGTGGACGAGGACCGACGACATCTGGCCGATCCGGTGCAGCCGGTCCTCGGCCTGTACCATGGCTGCCGGCGTCCAATCGAGCTCCACAAATAGGACCACGCTGGCGGCGGTCAAAGTCAGACCGACACCTGCAGCCTTGATCGAGCCGACAAACACGCGGATTTTCGGATCGGCCTGGAAGCGGTCGACCGCGGCCTGACGATCTTGCGGCGCCATGCGTCCGTCCAGCTTGATCGCGGCCGGCAGCGCATGCATGAGGGCGTCGATGACGTCGTGGTGATGGGCGAAAACCACAACCTTGTTGACGTTCTCAAGCACTTCATAGATATGCTCGATTGCGGCAGGGATTTTGGCGACGGCTGATTCGTGGCGAATCCTGCTCGTCTCCTCGAACAGGCAGCCCTTCCAGTGCGCCAACTTAGATGCTGCGCCCTCGATCCTCAGCGCCTCCAATTCGGCCCGTTTTCTGGCTAAAAAACGCTGCTCCTTGCCGACCAGGGCTGCGGCGGCTGGGCTGTCGAGCAGCACCATCTGTCGCCTCTTTGGCGGCAATTCGGTCAGCACGTCTGCCTTCAGCCTGCGGACCATGATCGACGCGCGTAGGCGGTCATGCAATTCCCGCAACCGGTGCGCCTCGGTGTTTCGAATATAGTCGCTCGCGTCCCTGCCCGCAAGATTGGCGGGCGCCATCACGGGATACACGTAGCGGTGCCAGAAGTCATCGCGCTTGGCGCCCAGGCCCGTCGGATCGTAGCTCTTGACGAGAGGCCATAAGTCCGCAGCCCGGTTGGTGATGGGCGTCCCTGTCAGCGCCAGCCGGCGCCTTGCCGTCAATGGCCGGTGATAATCCTTATGGCCCTGCTTCTGGTAGCCGAATACTTGACGCGTTCGGACGGTCTGCAGGTTGTTGCATTGATGTACCTCGTCGAGGATCAGCAAATCCCAGGATACGACGTCGATCTGCTTCTTGTGCTTGCGCAACCCGTCGTAGCTGACGACGACGACGACCAGTCCGTCGATCGGCAGCATCAGGTCCGAACCGCCGATCGAGGCGTGCCAGGTGTCCGTAACAACCACAGGCCGCGCCCTGTGGGTGGTCCACTTGGTCCACTCCCGCTGCCAGTTGAGTCGCAGCGACGCGGGGCAGACAATCAGCACTCGGCGCAGGTCCTCTACACAATTCGCGACTCCAATAGCCTGCACCGTTTTCCCCAGACCCATCTCGTCGGCGATCAGCGTCGCAGGACGCTTGAGCGCGTAGGCCACCCCTGCGCGCTGGTAGGGGAGCAACGCCAGGCCCGGCGGCGTGGGGATATCGAGTTTTGCATCGGTCGCAGCGCTCTCCAGCGCCGCAGCCAGACTGCGCTCCCCGGCGCGGGCAAGGGCCTCGCGGGCGGCTGGTGTCGCGGAGTATTTCGCCAGTGTCGCGGCAACCCTCGCGTCGGATGACCACCACCTCCTGGCTGCCGGGTCCCACCGGAACCCTGCCTCTTTGGGGATCGCCCGATCATGGAACGAACATTCCGCGACGAATATGCCGCCCCCGTCGAGCATGGAGAGAAAATCCAGCCTCATTTATTGTCGCCTCCCGCGCCCGAGCCCCAGCCCGAGCCCTCGCCCGAGCCCGAGCCCCAGCCCTCGCCCTCGCCCCAGCCCTCGCCCTCGCCCTGGCCCGCGCCCCTGCCCGAGCCCCAGCCCCAGCCCGAGCCCCAGCCCGTGCCCCAGCCCTGGCCCGCGCCCGAGCCCGAGCCCGAACCCCAGCCCGAGCCCGTGCCCGTGCCCGAGCCCGAACCCCTGCCCGAGCCCCTGCCCGCGCCCTCACTCATCATCGCCTCCCGCGCCCCAGCCCTCGCCCGCGCCCCTGCCCGAGCCCTCGCCCGCGCCCCAGCCCGAGCCCGAGCCCCAGCCCTCGCCCTCGCCCCTGCCCTCGCCCGAGCCCGAGCCCTTGCCCCAGCCCCAGCCCCTGCCCGCGCCCGAGCCCC